CTGGCGTACCGGCCGGGCGTGTCGTGGCTGCCGGCCGAGGCGCAGCGCGCGGCGACCAAGCACCGCGTGCCGGTCGCCTACGACGTCATCGGCGCGAACACCAACCCGGCCGACCTGATCCACCGCATGCGCGTGCGGACGGCCGGGCTAAACCTCAAGCACATGCAGGGCGCCGCGCAGCGCCTGATCGTCGAGCTCGACAACGGCCGGCTCAAGCACTACGGGCAGCACGACCTGGACCTCGCCGTCGAGGGCGCCAACTGGCGCGTCGTCAACGAGGGTGGGCGGCTGTTCGGCCGCAAGGCGTCGGCGAACGACGTCTCGCCGCTCGTGGCCGCGTCGGCCGCGCTGTGGCAGTTCGACCAGATCGGCGAGCGTCGGACGATCACCGTCACCACCGGGAGCACACGATGAAGGTCCGCGTCGACGCCTCGCAGCGCACGTTCCTGGGGCTGTGCGCGTGCGGGCACCGCTACCTCGCGCTCTCCCGCGTCCGCGCGCTCGAGCGGCTGGCCGAGCACGAGGAGCGCTCGCACGCCGGCGAGCACCATGCCCGGGACGCGCTCGCGCACTACCGCGCGCGACACGCCGACACGCCGAGCGATTCGGCGCGCGTCTGACGTCTTGAGCATGCTCAAGCCGTGCCCACGTTCTTCCGAGCCTTCGAGTTCGCCGCTCGCGTCGCCAGGTCGACGTCGACGCCGACCGACTCGGTCGCGCGGGTCAACGAGACCGGGATCAAGTCTCCCTGGTCGTCGGACAGTCTGAGCAAGGTCGTCTGGTCCGACGTCTTCGGCACGCCGCTGACGAAGATCGAGCGCAAGCACGCGATGAAGGTGCCGGCGCTCGTCAAGGGTCGGGCGCTGATCTGCGGCACGCTCTCGCGCCAGCCGCTGGCGAAGTTCCGCGGCGAGACGAAGGTCGCGCCCGAGGCGTGGATGTACCGGACGAACACCCAGCAGGCGCCGCAGGTTCGGATGCTCTGGACGATCGATGACCTGATCTGGTCCGGCTGCTCGCTGTGGGCGGTGCAGCGCGGCGCCCGCGACGTGATCCTGGACGCGATCCGCGTGCCCCCGGAGTGGTGGGAGGTCGACGACGACCTGCGCATCCTCGTCAACGGGCAGCCGGTCAGCGCCGAGGAGGTCGTGCTGATCGAGGGTCCGCAGGACGGGCTGCTGACGATCGCGGCCGACGACATCCGCGCGGCGCTCGCCATGGCGAAGAGCTGGGCTGACCGCGTCGAGCACCCCCTGCCGCCGACCCACCTGGAGACCACCGACCCCCAGGTGCAGATGGAGCCGCACGAGGTCCGCAAGCTCGTCGACGACTGGGACGAGGCCCGCGCCCGTGGCGGGAGCGCCTACACGCCGTACGGCATGCGCGCCAACTACCCGCAGACCGCGACGTCGGACCTCTACGTCGCCGGCCGCAACGCCGCCCGGCTGGACTTCGCGAACTTCCTCGCGCTGCCCGCGTCGCTGCTCGAGGGCAGCACCGCGACGGCGTCGCTGACGTACTCGACGAAGGAGGGCGCCCGCAACGAGCTCGTCGACTACAGCCTGTCCTACTGGGCCACGCCGATCGAGGCGCGGCTGTCGCAGGACGACGTCGTGCCCGCGGGCAACCGCACCGCCTTCGACCTCGAGTACCTGTCCACCCCGAACCAGCCGGTCCAGGGGCCGGCAAGCGAGGACTGATCACCATGACCGACGTCAAGATCGAGGGCGGGACGCTCACCGCGTCGCGCACCGACCGGATCGTGTCCGGGCTGCTGCTCCCCTACGGCGAGGTCGGTCGGACCAACCTGGGCAAGTTCAGCATCCCGCGCGGCACGGTCCAGCTGCCGGCCGACCCGTCGGTCGTCACGCTCAACATCGACCACGACCGCGAGCGTCCCGTCGGCCGCGCGGTCAGCCTGACCGACACCGAGGCCGGCGTCGTCGGCATGTTCTCGATCGCGAACACCCCCGACGGCGACGCCTACCTTGCCTCCATCGACGACGGCAAGCGCCGCAGCCTGTCGGCCGAGGTCGCGGAGGTCGCGATCCGCGCGGGCAAGGCGCTCTACGGCCGGCTCTTCGGCGCGGCCGGCGTCGAGGTCGGCGCGTTCCCGTCGGCCACCCTCATGGCCGCGGACGCGGGCGAGCTGCCTGACTACCTCGCCGACACCGAGAGCTCGAGCGAGAGCACCGAGGAGATCGTGCTGGACGGCGTCACCTACGTGCGCAAGACGACCTCGAGCTACAAGACCGAGACCACCCCCAAGGGCGACCCGCCCGACGACACCGAGGAGAACGAGGACATGGGCGACAACGCCACGGCCGCGGCGGGTTCGCTCGCCGCACAGCGGTCCGGCAGCACCGGGCCGAAGATCGAGACCCCGAGCACGCTGTTCGCGGCGCTCGCCGAGGCGCACAAGAAGGGCGGCCGGACGGCGCTCTACGCGGCGCTCGCCGACATCATCCCGAGCAACATCCTCGGCCTGGAGCAGCCGCAGGTCGTCGGCGAGCTGTGGAACGGCAAGGCGTACCAGCGACGCATCGTCCCGCTGTTCAACCACGCCGACCTGACCAGCTTCGAGGTCCGCGGCTGGCGCTGGGTCACGAAGCCGACCGTCGCGCCGTACGCCGGCAACAAGGCCCCGATCCCGTCCAACACGGTCGAGACCGAGCCGGTCACGATCGGCGCCGAGCGCATCGCGGGCGGTCACGACATCGACCGCAAGTTCCGCGACTTCAACGACGAGGCGTTCTTCGCCGCGTACTTCGCGGCGATGACCGAGAGCTACGCGAAGGTCTCCGACGCGCAGGTGCTCGCCGACGTGCTCACCGCGGCCGGCCCGGCGATCCCGGTCGGCGCGGTCCCGGCCGGTGTCTCGCGCGTCATGACGATGATCGTCGATGGCGCGCTGGCGGTGCTCAACGAGACGGACACCATGCCGTCCTTCGCCGTCGTCGCGAGCAACCTGTGGCGTGACCTCGTGCTCACCCGCGAGCAGGACAAGCTGGCGTTCCTCAACGCCGCGCTGGGCCTGGAGGACGGCACGCTGTCCAACTTCCGGGTCGTCCCCTCCAGCGCGCTCACGGCCGGTCAGGCGCTCGTCGGTGCCCGCGACTCGGTCACCGTGCACGAGCTCGGCGGTGAGGCCCCGATCCGCGTCGAGGCGCAGAACGTCGTCAACGGCGGCGTCGACGAGGGCGTCTTCGGCTACTACGCCGTGAACGTGCACGACGCCGACGGGCTGGTGCTCGTCGACGACGGCGTCGCCTGACCGGAAGGTGCAGCGCCGGTGAGGCCCGACCCCGCGGGGTCGGGCCGATCCGGGGAGGCATCTCCCGCACACGGAGGTGAGAGCGATGACCGAGCAGAACCCGGACGCCACCGAGGCGCCCGAGCAGGACGAGGCGCCCGAGGTCGCCGACCGGCAGATCAAGGCGCTGCTGCGCAAGGACAAGGTGAAGGTCGACGACGTGCCCGAGGCGAAGTTCGCGCTCGCGCTCGAGCGTCACACGCGCCAGGTCCGCGCGGCCGGCGGCGAGGTGGAGCCGGACTTCTGGACGCGGCAGTTCCTGTCCGCGGTCCGCACGCGCTGAGAAGGGAGGCGAGCAGATGCCGTGGCTCACGGGCACCGATGACCTGGAGACCGTCCGGGAGTTCTGGCCGACGGTCGACGAGGTCGACCCCGCGCAGCTGCCGCGTCTGCTCGCCTCCGCTCGCGTCCAGTGCGAGGACTACGCGCCGTCCCTGGTGCGCACGATCGACGGCGTCGACGTCGTGCTCGAGCCGCCCGTGAACTACCTCCAGGCGCAGGCGCTCCAGGCGCGCGCGCTGTTCCGCTCGACGGAGGCCGGTCGCGGTGACCAGCTCGGCCCGGACGGCTTCGCCGTGACGGTCTTCCCGATGGACTGGACCGTGAAGCTGCTGCTGCGCCCGCGGCGCGGTGTGCCGGTGATCGCATGACCGCGCTGCGTGCCCCGCTGACGGAGGCGCTGACGACCGGGCTGGCGGGCCGCTACGACGTCGTCGGCTACCCGACGGCGCGCTACACCCGCCCGACGGTCGCGGTCTGGACGACCGGCATCACACGCCTGCCGGCCGCGCCCGTGGGCGCCTACGAGCTGACGCACACCGTCCTGATCATCACCGGCCAGGACACCGCGAGCGGCGCCGACGCGGCGCTCGAGCCGGCTCTGCTCGACGTGCTCGAGGTGCTGTGGCGCGCGCCGCAGTTCCTGGTCGACAGCGCCACCCGCACCGTCTCGGATGACGAGACGACCCACAGCTGGACGCTCACCGTGCGCGGTGTGCTCAAGATCGAGGAGAACTGACCATGGCAGAGATCGCCGTTCAGCCGCTCGTCCTCAAGGACGTGACCCTGAGCATCGGCGCCGACGAGTACCAGAAGCACGTCGACCAGGTGACGTTCACGCCGTCGGCGTCGACGTCGACCTGGACCGGCCTCGGCGGCAACACCCACACCGACGTCGCGATCGCGACGTGGACGCTCAACCTCAACTACGTGCAGGACTGGGAGACGCCGAACAGCCTCTCGCAGTACCTCATGGACCACGAGGGCGAGACCGTCGCGGTGACGTTCGAGCCGCGCTCGACGTCGGGGCCGTCGTTCACCGCGAACGTGGTGATCACCCCCGGCGCGATCGGCGGCTCGGCGAACGCCTACGCGACGACGTCCGTCACGCTCGGGTCGGACAAGCCGGTCCGGGTCCCGGCGGTCTGACGTGCCGATCTCGGTCCGCGACGCCGACGAGCTCCAGGCCGCGGTGCTGGCTCTGAAGCTCGCGGACCGAGACCTGCGCCGGGAGATCAACCGGGCGACGGTCGCCGTCGGCAACCGCATCTGGAAGCCTCTGGTCGCCGCGCACGCGACGCGCGCGATGGATGCGCGCGTGCTCGTGCCGGGCGCCAGGGTGAAGGCCGGCAACCCGCCGACGGCCGTGGCCGCGGCGAGCAGGCGCCCGATCGGCCGCACCCGACGCCTGGTGCCGGCGGACTCGTGGCACGCCTTCGAGTTCGGCGCGTCCGACCGCGAGGTGACCTACGACCGGCGCTCACGCAAGGGCACCGTGCACCGGGTCACCCGGCACACCCGGCGCCAGCTGCCGCCCCGCATCCGGGCCGGCCGCGTGGTCTTCCCGGCGTTCGCCGAGACGGCGCCGCGCATCGTGTCGCTGTGGGTCCAGCTCATCGTCAAGAAGTACGCCGAGGCAGCCGAGGGGAGGCGCTGACGTGGCCGGTATCAACATCTCGTTCGTCTCCGACGTCCGCGCGTTCCTGACCGGGACCAAGCGCGCCGAGGACGCTCTGGACGACCTGGGCGGGTCGCTGGACGACCTGACCCGCGACGCGCAGGACACCGGGCGCCGCACCGCCGACGCGCTCGAGGAGATCGGCGACGGCGCGAAGGACGCCGGGCGCGACCTCGAGCGGCACCTGGAGGACGGCGCCGAGGCCGGCGAGAGCGCCGCCAAGGGGCTGGAGGCGAAGTTCCGCGACGTCTTCGGCAAGGTCCGCGGCGACGCGAAGGTGGCCGGCGACAAGATCGGCACCGAGATCGAGACCGGCACCGAGCAGGCCGAGGGCGGTCTGGACGAGTTCAAGGACGAGGCTAACTCGACCGCCCGCGAGGCCGCGGCGTCCTTCGACGGGTCGGCCGACTCGATCGGCGACGCCTTCCAGGAGGTGGCCGCGAACGCCTTCGCAGGGTTCGGCCCGGCCGGGGCGATCGCCGGGCTGGGGATCGCCGCGGGCATCGGCATCGGCATGGCCGCGCTGAACCAGACCGCGGAGGAGGCAGCCGAGACCAAGCAGCGCATCATCGACCTTGCCGGCGCGATCCGCGACGCCGGCGGCGACCTGGAGAAGATCGACTGGGTCGGGCAGTTCCGCGACTTCGGCAACGAGATCGTCGACGCCAAGAGCTGGTTCGAGCCGTGGCAGGACGCCGGGGTGACCGCCTTCGAGCGCATCTCGGAGGAGGCCGAGCGCTTCGGCCTGGACTACGCCCAGCTCTTCCAGGGCATGGCCGGCGACCAGGACAACGCCGCCCGCTCGCTCGACGTGATCAACGACAAGATCGCCGAGCTCACGCGCGAGTACGACGCGTCGGTGCAGGCGCAGGTCAACATGAGCGACGAGCGCGGCCGCTCGGCGTCGGTGATCGCCGACGAGGTCGCCGGGCTGGAAGACCTCAAGAGCCGGCTCCAGGACGCCTCGGGCCAGACCGACGAGGCGATCGAGCTCGAGCGGCTGATGCAGGACGCCTACGCCGAGAGCGCCGCCGGCATCGCGGAGAAGAACGAGGCGCTGCGCGAGCAGGCCGAGCTCACCGCGGACGCGATCAGCTCCGAGCTGGACTACCTGGACGCGATCGAGGACTCGACGGAGAAGCTGCGTGAGAACGCCGAGAAGGGCTTCGACAAGAGCACCAGCGCCGGGCGGGAGAACCTGCGCACGCTGGGCGAGATGGCGCAGGCCACCCTGGACTTCTCCGACGCGACGCTCGAGTCGACCGGGTCGCAGGAGAAGGCGAACGACGTCATCGCGAGCGGGCGCGAGGAGGTCGTGAAGGCCGGCGAGGCGCTGGGGATGAGCAAGGCGGACGCCGAGGCCTACGCCGACGCGCTCGGCCTGATCCCGGGCGAGGTCAAGACGACGGCCAAGGCCGACACCACGCGCGCTCGAGCGGACTTCGACGAGCTGACGCGCACCGACACCAAGACGATCGACGTGCAGGCCGACCTGACGGTCGCCAAGCGCCAGATCGCGAACTGGAGGCCTGTCGTGACCGTGTCCGGACGCATCGGGCAGCAGGTGGTGTGACGTGGCGAGCCTGACCCTGACCTACCAGCCCGACGTCGGCGCGGTGCGGCTGAGCGTGGACCACACCGGGTCGAACATCGTGTCGCTGAGCCGGACCGACGCGAACGGCACCGCCGCGGTGCGGCTGCTCGCCGGTGAGCTGCCGCTCACGGGTGACGCGATCCTGTTCGACTACGAGGCCGCGCTGTCCGGGGTCGTGACCTACACCGCCACGGACGCGCTCGGCACCGTGGCGACGTCCTCCATCATCATGGCCGCGAACGCGGCGTGGCTCACCGTCCCGATACACCCGCAGTTCTCCCAGTCGCTCGACCTGGTCACCGGGTACGGGGCGGCGCGCGAGAGCCGGTCCAACGTGCACGAGGTGCTGGACCGGCGCGACCCGGTCGTGACCGTCCGGCCGCTCGGCAGTCGCCGCGGGGCGCTCCAGCTGTTCGCGCTGGACTACCCGACGGCCGCGGCCCTGGCCGGGGTCTACGACCGCGGGCACGTGGTGCACCTGCGTCAGCCGTGGCACCAGGGCCTGGACCTCTACCACCACGTGCCGGCCGGGGGTCGGGTCGCGATCGACGCGGCCGACCGGGACATGCGCCGGTGGCTGGTGACGGTCGACTACGTCGAGGTCGGGCGACCGCTCGGCGACCGCCGCGGCACGGCCGGCTGGACCTTCGCCGACACCACCGCGCTCGGCGTCACCTTCGACAGCGTCCGCGAGGTCTTCCCGACGTTCGCCGACCGCACGATCGGAGCACTGTCGTGAGCACTGGCCGCTACGCCGCCACCGCCGAGCTCGCGGTCACGCAGAGCCTCGGGCACGTCTTCGCCGCGCGTCTGGTCGACCCGGCCGGGTCGTTCGCGTCGGTGCCGCTGGTCGTCGAGGGCGGCTCCATCACCTTCGACGAGGGCTTCGCGCCCGGGATCGTCGGCACGCTCGAGTGCCCTCTGCCGGTGCTCGAGGACGGCACCCTAGACACGGTGCTGTACGAGCGGTGCAGCGGCCGGCGCGGGTACTACGTCGAGATCGACGCCGGGTACGTCTACCCGTCCGGGGTGACCGACCTCCAGCGCCTCGCCACGCTCGTTCTGCGCGAGCGCACCCTGTCCCGCAACGGCGCCGACGCCAGCATGGTCCTTAGCCTGTCCTCGCTCGAGGTGCACGCCTACGACGTCGACACCTCCGGCACGCCGACCTGGAACTTCGCCGGCCTGGGCCTGGTCACCCCGAACCTGCGCGACCTGCTCGACAACTTCCTGACCCCCGAAGGGATGAGCACCCCGTTCACCGACCTGCGCGCGGACCCGGCCAACCCGATCGGCGAGGTCGGCGACTTCGACGCCCCGACTCCCGGCCACGTCATGGAGGCGATCGCCAAGCTGCTCGAGGCGCGCCTGTACCCGGACGACTTCGGCGGCATCGCGCTGGCCGACCGGGTCGACGCGCCCGCGGCGACGTCGGCCGCGATCCTGTCCACCGGCGCCGGCGGCACCGTGACCGGCTACGACGACGCCGACACGCTCGACGGCTGGGCTACCGACGTCGAGGTCTCGTGGACCGGCAGCCCCGGCCTCAAGGGCTACGCCTCGCGGCCCGATCTCGGCATCCTGCCGCCGTGGTGGCCGCAGAAGACCCTCAAGGTCGAGCTTCCCGGCAAGGCCCCGGCCACGGTCTGGCGTAACGCCGTCGCGCAGCGCATCCTGCGCCGCGCACTCTCGCAGGGCGTGCGCGCCGTCGTCTCGGCGCCGGCCGCGTGGTGGCTGCGCCCGACCGACACCGTCACGCTCGACCTCGCGCCGACCCCGCAGCGCCGCGACGTGATCCGCACCGTCACCTTCGACCTGGCCGACGGCGCGATGACGCTCGTCACCCGCCGCCCCGACGCCAACATCACCGCCTGACCTGGAGGAACCCCCATGGGCACCACCGCCGTACACGCGCTGCGCTACCCGGACGCCAACATGGCGGACAACGTCCCCTACCGGATGCAGCTGCTCGCCGAGGACGTCGACGCCAAGCTCGCGCGGGACACCGGGTGGAGGGTCGTCACGGCCCAGCGCTCGGCCGACTGGAACGCGGGCATCCTGCTGCTGCGCCGGCGCGGCGACGCCGTCGAGCTGCGCATCGAGGCCGCGACCCGGTCGGGAGCGTCCGGCACGATCTACAACCTGCCGGCCGGCTTCCGGGCGAACGAGCCGAAGGACGGGCTCACCGCGGGCATCGCGCGCGGCGTGGTCACCACGGCCGAGGCGGCGCCGACCGTGCGGCGTACGGGCGTGACCGGCAACGGCGTGACGGTCTACAACACGGTCGCGGGTGGCGGCACGGCGGGCACCTACTACGGGTCGATGACGTGGCTGACGACGGACGCCTGGCCGGGCGTCCTGCCCGGCGTCGCGGCGACGCTGCCGTGAGCGTCCTGCTGTCGATCGCCGCGGGCCACGAGCTCGTCGAGCCGGCCGCGATCGCCTACCTGCGCGCCCGGTCCGACGGCTGCCCGGCCGGGATCACCTCGAGTACCCGCACCGTGGCCGAGCAACTGGCGCTCGTGCGCGACCTGCCGCCCGGTCAGGCGACCTCGCCCGAGCGGTCCAAGCACGTCTACCGGCCCGGCACGCCCGACGAGGGCGCTCGCGCGCTGGACCTGCCCGAGCCGGCCCGGTCGTGGATGCGCGAGAACGGCGACCGCTACGGGTGGGTCGCGGACCGTGTCGCGGGTGAGCCGTGGCACTTCGAGTACGAGCACGACCGAGACACCTGGAGGGACCACGTGCTGATCCGAGACGAGGACGTGCAGCGCATCGCCAAGGCGACCGCGCGCGAGGTGCTGGACGCCTCGCGCGTCTACTCGGCGCCCGGCAAGACGACCACGGTGCGGGCGGCGATCGCGCAGGGTGCGATCACCAGCCGTCAGGGTCGCGACGCCGCCGAGACGGCCGTCGAGCTGCTCGAGGAGACCCGGTGAGCTACCAGGCGCCCGAGACCGACCAGGCCACGCCGACGATCCCGCCTCGCTGGCGCACGATCGCCTACGTGGTCGGCGTGCTCGCCGGCCTGGTGGTCGCGCCGTCGCTGGCCGCGGCCGGTCTGCTGGTGCCCGCGGCGATCGCCGGGGCCGTCAGCGGCGGCGCCAACGCGCTGGCGTTCGGCTACCGACCCACCCGCGGGCATGGCTGAGCGCTTCTCGCTCGAGACCGTCGTCGAGCTGCTGCTGAGGACGGAGTCGGCCGTGAAGGCTCTCGAGACGAAGATCGACGACCAGCGCGCCGAGTACGTCTCGTCCGCAGCGTGGGTCCAGCGCAACGGCCGCGTCGACCTCGCGCTGAAGACGATCGAGGACGACGTCGCCGAGATCAAGGCCGACCTGCGCGCCAAGCGCACGCCGTGGCCGGCGGTCGCCTCAGCCGTCGTGGCGACCGGCGCGCTGCTGCTCTCGCTGATGCAGGCCGTCCGCTAGGGCGCCCCGGATGACCTGGGCGAGCAGCGCCAGCCCGGCCACGACGACGCCGGCCGCGACGAACGCGCTGCCGATCGACGACCCGCCCGACAGCGGGTCGCGGCTCGCGTCATTGAGCAGCAGCACGCCCCACGCGAAGGCGACCACGGAGAGCACCCACAGGGCCACGAGAGAGCGCGCCATGGGCACACCGTACCGCCGGCCTACGCCGCGGCCCGGACGACGGCCAGCAGCGCGTCGTGCGGGAGCTGCACGTATCGCTGCGTCGTCTCGGGTCGGGCGTGACCGAGGGCGCGTCCGACGGCGAGCACGTCCCTGGTTCCCGCGTAGGCGCGGGTGGCGAACCGGTGCCGCAGCGTGTGCCCCGTCCAGCCGTCGGGCAGCGCCGTCGACAGCAGGGCCGAGACCGTGCCGGGCGTGAGCGGCTGACCGCCTCGGCCGGGGAACAGCCACCCGTCGCCGCGGAGCGCCTCCACGATCTCGGGATGCTCCACGGGCACCAGGCGCGTCTTGCCGCCCTTCCCGCGCACGTACAGCACGCCCGCGACGAGGTCCGCGCGGTGCACCCGAGCGATCTCGGCGCACCTCAGCCCGGCGTGCGCGGCGAGCAGCAGCATGAGCCGTTCGCGGCCCCGGGCGCTCGCCAGCGCCGCGTCGAGCACGGCTTCGGGCGCCGGCCGTGGCTGGCCGGGTGGCACGCGCACGGGC